TTAACAATATAACAAGATCTATTGATGAATCCAAAGCTGGTGATTATAACATCAATGATAAGATCTTCAAGTATGAGATGAATGGCGTTTCTCTAAGAAGAATCAACACATCTCATAAGTTCTCTGATACTGATCTTGCTAAGTATCCTATTGATGTTGACCATTACTGGTTGAAGGTAGGTATTTCAAGTCGTGGAATAGACAGAGGAGTAGGTGGTGCTGCTGGTTTACCTGAGTTATATTTCAAAGAAACCAAGTCTGGTGGTAGTTATGATCAACAATATGTACAGGTCAACACACCATACGGCCCAATGGCAACACAGAATATTGCGTTTAACCTTGTTAGACCTAATGTTTCTACACTTCTTCCTGATGGAACTGATATTGTTGGAAGAATGAGAACATTCAGTAGCAACAGTCCAGATGGAAGTCTAGGTTCATTTGTAGATCAAGGATTTGAGCCAGTATCACTTAACAGTAATAATGAACTAACCTCACCAAGATTAATTGCTTCTAAACAGAATGAATTAGATAAGTTAATTGACTTCCCAGGCAGAAAGTCATTTACATTACAAACGTTCTTGACTACTCAAGATACAAAAGTAAGTCCTATGATTGACTTGGATAGAGTTAATATGATTACAACTATGGATAGACTTAACTCTAAAGTTACAGACTATGCTACAGATCGTAGAGTAAATTCTCTTGATAGTGACCCAAGTGCGGCAATATACTTGTCTAAGATAGTAAATCTAGAGAAGGCTGCAGATGGATTGAAAGTTATGTTTGATGCATACAGACACTCCACAAATGATATTAGAGTATTGTATAGAGTTTTCAGAATTGATGCTCCACCACAATATCAATTATTTGAGTTATTCCCAGGCTTTGATAACCTAGATAATTTGGGTAGAGTTATAGATTCTGCTAAGAACAACGGTAAACCTGATAGAAGAATACTATCATCAACAACTAAAGAAGATTACAGAGAGTATGAATTTAATGTGAAGAATCTTCCACAGTTCAATGGATTCCAGATCAAAATTGTAATGTCAGGAACAAACTTCGCTTATGTTCCTAAGATTCGTGACCTAAGAGCAATCGCATCTATCTAATGAAGATAAAAGTAAAAGACAGTGGATCTCTTTATAGAGATGAAGAATCTGGAGCAATATTGAATTGTTCCAATTCTGAGTATGATAGTTACTTAAAATTGAAAAAACAAAAGATAGAAGAAGGTAATGAAATGGATAAACTAAAGAATGATGTTGATGAACTCAAGGATATGATGAAACTAATTTTAAGTAAATTAGATAAATAACTACAATCCTACGTTTTGACAGATGACAGCAAGAAGCATCAACTTAGTTTTAGATCAAGGTGTAGATTTTGAGGCAACCTTCACTGTCAGAAATGAAGACTCTAGTGCCTTGAATTTAACAGGATACACTGGAGAGGCTAAAATAAGGAAGCACCCTGCTGCCACAAAGTACAATTCTTTTATTGTAACATTCCCAAGTAGAGTGGATGGTCAAATAAAAGTAGCAATGGCTAGTACAACAACCTCTAGCATAGAGGGTGGGAGATATGTGTATGATCTAGTTCTTACGTCACCTAACTCGTATAAAACTAGACCAATACAAGGAAATGTTCTCGTAATTCCAGGCGTAACATAATGGCAAATTATCTAGTAACGCTAAACGAACCAGGCAAGTATAATGTCGGTGTAGACTATGAGATTCCCTCTAAGTCTATACAATATGGTAATATTATAGTTGGTAAAACTCCTGTTCAAGATGGAACTGAGACAACATTTTCCCTTACAGATCAGGGAGCTCCATATAATCCAAACAATAATCAACAACTTATTGTTACCAAAAATGGCCTTTTCTTAGATCCAGCAAATGACTATAACATTTCTGGTGATAAGATTGTATTTGCAACTCCCCCTGCGACAAACGACGATATAGTAATTATCGCTCTTGCTGCAGCTGCAGACCTAACAAGGACTGTAAACTATGTAATTGATAGTGGCAGTTTACCAATGCAAGTTGGAGACAAGGGTTCACTAACTATAGATGTTACTGGTGTGATAGAAAATATCAGAGTTTTATCTGATCAGACTGGTGATATCGTATTTGATATATCAAAAACAACATTCGCTGACTTTCCTAATTTTAATAGTATAACCAGCGGTAACAGAGTTCAATTAGTCAATACTAATAAATACTTTGATGATGTCCTAAATAATTGGACAAGCACGATTACAGCGGGAGATATCCTCCGATTTGACGTAATCAGCGTGAATAATATTAGAAGGGTATTAATCTCTCTAAAATTAAAATTATAAATAACATTAGTTCTTAGTTCAACTAGACCCCTAGAGGTAGTTTTTCAATGGCATTACTCGTTCCTAATATTGGTGAAATTGAGTCGCTACGTTATCTGATCGCTCAGAATAACTTTGTCGCAGATTTAGAAGATACATCACCGCGAAATCTTGTGTTAAAACTTTTCACAAGTAACACAACTCCTGCCGAGGGAGATGTTCCGTCTGCAACAGCATACTTTGAACCCTATATTGACGGAAACGTTAATGGTTACGGTACTACTGCAAACACTGGTTATCCTGTTTGTGTAAACAACAGAGCTGATCAGGACTACAACCAGCAGTATGGTATCTTGTTAAACGGATCTAGATGGGTAATTAAGAACGTTGGTAGTGGAACAACTGCTACATATCCAGAACAGACTTTCACTTTCACTGGCCCTGCTGGTAATATCTACGGATATTATGTAACTAGAGCGAATAACATGCCTGTCGCAGTACAAGGTGTTGTACACGGTGCAAGTGTTGGTATTGGAACTACAGTCACTAAGGGTAACAACACAGACCCATGTATCGGTATTGTTGGTAACTCTTACATCACCATTGACCCACAAGTTAGTATCGACGACCTAACACTCGGTCAATTCGTTGCTGGTAACGCTGGTGTTGCAACTGGAACGAAGATTATAGGTATCGACAGAAGTTACAGAACAATTTACATCGATAAACCTCTAATCGATAACATACAGGTTGCGACTGACCCATCAGTCACATTTAGTTTCGGTAAAATTTCTATTACTAACCACGGACTTAAGGCTGGAGACATCCTTTATGTTAACGCTGGTACAGGTAATACAACTCTTGAATCTAATGTTTACACTGTATTTGACGTACCAAACGCAGATGAGTTTGTAACAACTCCATCTCTAACTGCTACATCAAACGGTGTTCTTGGACTTAACACTGCGACTCTTTACAGTTCTATCATGTACGCTGAAAGATTCACAAACGGCCCATACAACATCCAGAACAACGGAGACCAAATCAAGATTACTCTAAACGTCGCACTCGACTAATAGAAACACTAAATATCAATATGTGGACTCTGCTTTATAACTAAGGCAGGGTCTTTTTATTCGGGAGATCTCTTTGACAGTATTTGTCTACGACAATACGAAGATAGACCAATTCACTACGTTTGACGGTGGAGACATTACCGTTTCGTCAGTGGAGAATATTGACTATGGCGACATAAATCAAAATGTAGAACCCGAAAGAGACGAGAATTTTTTCTTTGTAAATGATAGAGGATTAATTACTGCATTGGCAGATATAGTCCCATTTGGCCCAATAGAGATAGTAGATGGAAGAGATGAGTTTGGTAGATCAAGATCTCAATGGATTCCAGAGAACGCAAATACTGTACTGTTTGATGTAAATGACTCTGCCCTAGAGAAGGCAGTAACCCCTTGGGTTGGTTCTGGTACAATTCACGAAATTGGTTCTGGACTCGAAAGAGTTGTTATACCAGATCTCGGAGCGGCAGGGCCTGTCATCTTTATCCCATCTGGGACTGCAAGCGAATCTATATCAAAAGCAAACTACGATGGTTCTGGTACGATTGCCAAGTCTGGCCTATCAGTAAACGATCTAGACCAAGTTTATCCTTATGATGGTAGTGGCACATTAAATGTAAGTGGTACAACTACAACACCTTACAACGAAGCCTACATACCAGTTATCAAGAACGCCTTTAGAGTTAAAGGTGGTGATACTAGAGTATTTGATGTTGAGAAAGTCATATACAACTATGCCAGATCTGAGTCTGACATATTCGAGAAGGAAGATAACGGCACAATTACAGTTAGAGAAGGTGCATCCTTCGATAGAACAGATGTTTACTTCGATGAAGTAATCACAGATCCTCTTGGAAAAGAAAGATCATTCTCTGACGAAGATCAAATAGGATTTGAAAGTTACGGAAATATACTAGACACACCTACTTCTGCTGAAGATTACGGTGTAATAGAACAACAATTACAAGGTGGAATATTCTTCGACGAATATCAGGCAACCTTTGTTAAAGGTAACGATGCTATCGTCAGAGGGTATGAAGGTTCTGGTACGTTCAAGAAAGAGGGAAGTCTCGATCTCAAGAATACATATGTATTCAATGGATCTGGTACAGCAACATTCTCTGGAACCAACTTCTTCAGTCAGGCTCCACAAAGTACAATCTTCGGTGTTGGTGATACAATCACAGCATCTGGTAGTGCAGATGAGGCATTCGTCCCTGCAACTGTTATTAGTACAGTTCTATTCGATATATCTGGAACTGGTGGTGAAGTCAGATCTGTTGAAACTGCAGCTTCGACTGCACTTATCAGACCATCTGGTTCTGTTTCTGGTATCAAACTTACTCTTGGTGTCGGTGCTAGAACTGTACTGTTTGATATTGGTGGTGGAGTCACTGATGTTCAGATTGCGAGAGCAGACGGAAATGTCAATCTCTTCGATATTACTGGAGGGATGGATCAGGGTGTTCCTGTATACACTCCATCATGGTTCTCTCCTCTTGGAGATCAGAAAACAGAAGAAACCGATTGGGGCAAAATTACAGAGACTCCAACTCAGTCTTACGAGGATTGGGGTGTCATCAATACAAACGACGAGACTATACCCAAGTCAGCAGAGAACTGGGGATTATTACTTCCAGAGTTCAATTACGTTCAGATTGGTGGTCAACATTATCCAAACAGAGATATCACATTCTCTACTGGAGAATCCAAATTGGTTGTCGATACTGGAGATATCACAGGTATTGCAACATTCCTACTTTCAGAGGATCTCGATATTGCAGCTGCAATTCAGTACGAATCCTCTGGTATTACTGGTATTGCTACCTACAAAGGTGCCTTCAACTTCAGTGGTGCAAACTGGTTCAGTCAGGCTCCACAACACACAGTCTTCGGTGAGGAAGGTGAACTTACAATCAGTGGTACTGGTAGTGAATCTATTACACCATTCATTCCAGAGGGATCTGGTTCACTATTCAAATTTGGTGGTGCAGCAGAATCCAGCACCAAGGCATACTTGGTTGGAGATTATCAGTTTATATCTGGTGTTGCAGATGTCAACTTTGCTCCACATATCACTGGTATCGGTACAGGAACCTTCAGTCAGGGCAGAGAGCCAGGTCAGACATACGCTCGTAAGATCAATATTCCTGATGATGAGTTTGGTGGACTTATCACTCTTTCTGGTCAGGACATCTATGAGAAGAATACAGATTCTTACAATGAGTCTTCAATCAAACCAGGCACAGAGAACGAAGATTACGGAACTCTTCAAGGCATACCAAGTTTCGGATTCTCTCTTGGAGTTGGAAATACAACTCTACCAACATTCGACGGAGATACCTCTTACGAACTTGACTTTGCTACTAATGCAGTATCTGAAGATTATGGTATTCTTGGATTCAGTTCTGTTGGTGGTAGACCATACACTAGACAATATCCAACTGATACTGGATTTGATCAACAAGAAATCAATAAGGGATATGAGGATCGTGGATGGCTCGATGAAGTCACACCTCAACCAGCAGTATTCCCATATGGAAGTGCCAACTTCTCAGACGGAATGTTGCAGGGAGTTCCTGTATTCTTCCCCAAATTTACTGGTTCTGGTACACTTATCCTATCTGGTCTCAGTGCAGAGGCAGTTGCTGTTGCAAGTAGTACAACAACACTATTTGACTTCGTTGGTGGTTCTGAGGAGAGATACATTGCTCAGACACCAGAAGGAACAGTTCTATTCGACACACTCTGGAACTCTCACAGAAAAA